TAAATAGTAATAGATTGCTTTTGCGAGGTTATTAACCCATGAAAAAATTTTCACAATATCTAACGGAATACAAGCGTAATTATCGCTACAATGTTAAGTTGGCATTCAAGCCAGATTCCGATACGATGCAAAAAATTGAACAGGCTATGCAGCGTTATTCTTTGGTCAGCATCACTGCACCGAAGTCTTTGCCCATTCAAAAAACCGATAAGAGTTTCCCCGGCATGAATAGCCCAGAAACTTATCTATTCAGTGTTGAAGTCGAGTATCCCGCCAGCCAAGATATGATTCGTAAGGTCATTGCCGACATGGGTATGGATTTTCAATCAGTAGCAGTTTCCAATCTTGAGTTTGATCTTTCCCAAGAGCAAGAAATGGCTGCACTCGCCAACATGAACGGAAAAACTTTAATTGGTTCTGACTACGAGCCACAGGACAATAAGGCAATTTCCAAAGCAAATTACGGAAACGAATTTGTAAAGGATTTTGTGAACAACCTTGAAACTGGAAAAATGGTTCCAGAAAAATTCAAGAAAGAAAAAGCGGAAAACTTCAATGATTTACCAGCAGGAACAAAGTCGCCTGTTGGCAGTACCAAGAATTATAAACCTGAAATCAAGTCATTCGCTAGATAGGAGATTGAGATGAATTTTACAAAACTGTTAGCTGATTTAGACGAACTTCAATCTTCGGAACAAGTTCCTTCTAATCTATTGAACGAATGCTCTTGTGGGACTAGTCCATCGGAGCCTGTCGATAGTTTCTCGGTATCCACAAACTATGACAGCGTGAATAATCACAAGTCAATCACTGTCAATGCTTCGGGAGAAAAGGCAGAAGAAATTGCTAGATTGCTCCAATTGAGCGGTGTTGACCCCAAGCAAGAAGTTTTAGCAGATGACAATTCCGTAACAACCTCATGCCAAGTTGCAGAAGGTTCTGAATATGTAATTGTGGTTGATGGAAAGTATTTGATGACACGCGCCAGCGATGATAAGCCAATGTTCTCAGATAACATCAAGGATGCAGCAAAGTATAAAACCTCTGGTGCAGCCAACGGCGAAGCAGTTCAGATCAAGGATCAAACTGGAAAGAATCCTCAAGTGAAACCTGTTCTGGAGTATAGACAGGAAAATCGAATTTTCGCCAATGCTCCCAATGAACAAATCGCCGGATGGCGAGCAGTTATTGATAACGCCGATGGCCCAAATAATCCAAAAGACATGCACTCAAAGTACAAGGGTGACAATCCTCTTACCATCGACAAGAAAGAAGAAAAGCTGCATCCCGATCAAAAAATCAATGAAATGGCAACCACGTTATTGAACAAGTTTCATAGAGCACTGAAAGAAAATGCCGACACTGTTTACAACGCAATTATGGGAAGACTGGAAAGAACCAATCATAATGTAATTGAGAAGTTTGGTTTGGATATGGTCGAAGCAATTGCCCGAGAAGTCGCAGATGAAATTGGACCAGTGGACGGTATCTCAGGAAAGGAACTTTCATTATGGGTTCGCACAGTAAACGCAAAACTTCGTGACAGTCAACAAAGCGAAGAAACCCCATTCAATTACTGCACAGATTGTGAAGGCAGTGGTGTTGATGAAGAAGGCAACTTGTGCTATTCATGTGAAGGAACAGGCAAGTACGCAGTGGGAGCAAATCATGACCACTACTTATAACTCTAGAACTCTCCTTAATAAATATCGTCGGATGCTAGAAGAGGCGTTCGACGATGTTCCAGAACAGGATGATGTTGTTTCTGAGATAGCACGAAAGATTTACGATAGGTATCCATCCTCCGTGGATGAATCAAGAGTTGAAGCGATCATAAATCTATACCTTCATCAACATAAATTACAGATCGTTCCAGTGAACGGATTGGTGGATGATCAAGGAAATGTTTAATGGGAATTGCAATTCAAAAATTGGTGTATCACTTATCACGAGATAAGGAACATGGATTTGAAGTTTTCATGGAGAATATTTTTCCAAACTTATCCTCAACAAAGGATTTCAAATTGATGATCAGTGAACTAAACACTGATCATCATTTAGCAGGAACATTCAAACGTAGTTCAGGAAAAACCTGTGCGCTAATTGGTTATGCACTTTGGAAAGCAATAACTGTTCCTAATTACAATATCGTTTTTGTTTCATCTATGAATGGAATTAAAGATATGGATATGGAAATGCTGATGAGTTTGGCACATAAATGGGACATTCCTGTATTGCGTGAGTTAAAAGGTAATTTGAGATTTAGCAACAATTCTCGTGTATTCTTTGGTACGTCTTGGTCAACCAAATATTTACGGGGAAATCGTTATGATGAGTTGTTAATTGATGAGGCAGGAATGGCAGATAAATCATCGATACAAGACTTACTTTATGCTGTTCATGGCAAGATTGTTTCATTCACTACATTCGTTGGTGCAAGTGATAACATTCATTCCTATTTCGTTACAAGAGCAAAAATTTATCCCGACACAAATATGTCGGTGGTTGTGGGAGATTTTGATTACTATGCGCGAACTTAGTCCAATCCGTCCTCGTCGCTATCCGCTCTCTGAAGCTGCAAAAAAAGAGAAGATGAGCAATGAATATAAAGCAGTGGTATCAAACGCTACCACCTATCCAAACATGGATGCGTATGGACATTATCGCTCTATGATGATGGTTGCATCTTTACCTGATGAACCACAAATGGCTCCCGCTAGTTATACCAAGGATAATCCCTTCACAGCTGCATATACACCAATTGAGCGGGATATGATTGATAATGCTGCTAGACTGTGCGGTTATGAAGTGAAACAGATTAGCAACAGTTACTCACAAGAGCCTGAACACGTTAATAAAAACTCGCCCGTCAATCACAATGGCGGCAAACATAGAGAGTAATAGTATGCCAGTATCAGCAGACAGTGGTCTAATTAAGCGACCAAATAAACAGGAAAATTATACACCGGAAGAGATGGTGGAGATTGCTCGATGCACTGACCCTATAACTGGTCCAGAGTATTTTCTGTCAAATTACTACTACGTTCAAAGTAAGGGTAAAGAAAAGTATCAACCATATGAGTTTCAAAAAGGACTCATAAAAAGTTACCATCTGTATAACAAGAGTATCTCCATGCTTCCCAGACAATCTGGGAAATGTTTGAGAAAAGGTGCAATTATACAAATCAAGTCACCCGAAGGTGTTATTTATGACATTCCGATTGGCGTTTTCCATGAATTCCAAGCAGCAGTCCAATCAGGAAGAGATTTTGACATAAGTGATTTCATTAAAAAATAATTATTAGTTTGCAAAGCCAGAAGTCCCTACCTGCGCACTAATTAAAAATAATAATTGTAACCATTGACATACGATAACATAAATGATATAATGAAGAAAAATACAAAATCATAAGGATAATTCATGGAACTCGTGTGTCAAAACTGCTCTAATACCTTTCATAGTCAAAACTCCACAGCAAAATTTTGTTCAACACCCTGCAAAAAGGCGGGAAGACGAATCTCTGCCAGAAAATATAACAACAAAATTCGAGCATCAACCAAAACTCCAATTCCAGTGATTGCTTGTGCTCATTGTGGAAACGATTTTCAACCTACCAATAAACGGGTGATCTATTGTTCTGACCATTGCAAACAAGAGCGCACAAAATTGCTGGCCAAGCAGCTTGTCGAATCGAAAAAGCAAGCAAGGTTGGAAGCTCATCCACAAATTTGCAAACAGTGTGGAAACTCTTTCACTGGAAACTACGGAAAGATGTTTTGCTCCCAAGATTGCGCCAGAGTCAATCGAATCGAAAAGCAATATGTGGACAAGGTTGAAGGAATTGACTACATTCATTGTCCAGTGTGTGATCAAAAGGTAGGACTCGTTTCGGGCGCACATGCCAGAATGCACGGATTCAAAAACGCGATGGATATGGCGAAGCAACTAGGCATCGACTCAATCTCATTGAAATGTGTGTCTCTACGTGACAAGGTTCGGGGAGAAAAGAACGGAGCCTATCAACATGGTGGAAAGTTTTCTCCATGGTCCAAGAATTGTGAAAAATATGACGAGGCCCGTCACCAACAATTCATCAAAGATCAAACGGAACGAATGCGCTCAGAAGAGGGCAAGCGAACCAATCCATTTTTCCTTGAATACTGGATTGATATTTTTGAAGGCGACGAAGAACTGGCCAAAGAAGCCTACATCAAAAGTCAAACTCGCGATCTTCAATGGTTCACAGAAAAGTATGGTGCGGACGAGGGTGCAAGGCGGCATAAAGCTAAGACAGAAAAGTGGGCAAAATCATTTAAGAAGACCAACTTTTCGGCCATTTCTCAACTTCTATTTTGTGAGGTTTTTGCACGGTGTCCTGCACCCACAGATATGATTTATTTTGCGACTCATGAACGCGAGGATACCGCAGATTATGTCAACAACGAATATATTTTGAACGTGCGAACTACCTATGTTCGGCCAGATTTCATCTGCCTCACTCGAAAAAAGATTATTGAATTTGACGGAGAGTATTGGCACAGTCCCGCTATCGCAAATCCAGAGCGAGAACGTATTCGGGATGAAATGATCATTGAAGCTGGATATGAGATATTGCATATCGCAGAGTTCGACTACAACAAAAATCCAGAGCAAGAAATTCAACGTTGTTTGGATTTTCTGCAATAAGAAAGGGAGGCTTGATAGCCTCCCTTTTCCATGTTCAAAAATCAATAAATAGTATATATGACTACTCAAGTTGAACGTAAATTCACTAACTCACTGGACCTAGCCGGTTGGGAAATCATGACGGATACTGGATGGGAAGAACTATCCGGCATTCATCAAACGATCCCGTACACGATTTGGAAACTGGAATTATTCTCAGGAAAAACACTGGAATGTGCAGATACCCATATTCTCTTCAATGAAAAAATGGAAGAGGTTTTTGTTTGCGATTTGTCCTCCGGTGATATTGTACAAACTGATATTGGCCCAGATGTAGTAGTGAAAGTTCAATCAACCAACGATGAAGAAAATATGTATGATGTGACGGTAGCATCGGTCAATCATAGATTTTATTCAAATGGAATTCTCAGTCATAACACTGCAACCGCTGCCGGATACTTGTTATGGTATGCGATGTTCAATGCAGATAGTACAGTGTTGGCAGCAGCCCATAAATTTTCTGGTGCATCGGAAATTATCAATCGTGTAAAGTATGGCTATGAAAATTGCCCGGACTTTCTAAGAGCGGGTGTGGTTGAATATAACAAACAGAGTATTGTGTTCGATAATGGTTCCCGTATTGTAGCGCAAACAACCACTGCAAATACTGGCCGTGGACTATCAGTTCACTTAGCTTATTGCGACGAGTTGGCATTCGTTAGAGGAACCATTGGCCAAGACATGTTCACATCGGTATCTCTCACACTAGCTGCCACAGGCGGAAAATTCATTATCACATCAACCCCTAATAGTGATGAAGACTTGTTTGCAACCGTGTGGAAAGAAGCGAATGATTTGTTCGATGAATATGGAAATGAAAAAACCGATGGAATAGGTAAAAATGGGTTCAAGGCATTTTTTGCTGAATGGAGCGAACATCCCGATAGAGACGAGGCATGGGCAGAGTCTCAAAAAGCAATGTTGTCTCCAGAAAAATATGCCAGAGATATTCTCTGTCAATTTGTTATTTCAGAAGAAACTCTTATTGCTCCAACTAAACTATCAAAGTTGTTTGGTACTGATCCTGTGCTTATTGAAAACAACGTTCGTTGGTTTGCTCAACCAAAGCCGAATGGTCATTATGTGGTTGCTTTAGACCCTAGCATGGGAACAGGCGGCGATTATGCGTCCATTCAAATTGTTGATGCAGAAACGTATGAACAGATAGGTGAATGGTGTCACAACAAAACGGTAATCGAAAAGCAGGTAGAGATTCTTCAATCAATTGTAAAGCATCTCAGCGAAGTGAGTGGAGACAAGCACAACGTTTATTACTCAGTCGAAAACAATTCTCTGGGTGAAGCAATTCTTGTTGCTATTCGTGCAGTGGGAGAGGAGAATATCGAAGGAGTCTTTTTATCTGAACCAAGAAACGGAAAGGATCGTCGAAAGGGATTCAATACAACTCCTACTGCAAAGCTGACGGCATGTTCTCAATTGAAGGCATGGATTGAATCGGACAAAATGAAAATTCGTGGAAAGAAAACAATCTCTGAGTTGAAAACATTTGTGTCTACTTCAAATACATTCAAAGCGAAACCCGGTGAACATGATGATCTTGTCATGGCCATGGTGCTTGCTGTGAGAATGCTGGACATTGCGCAAAAGTACGTTGAAGCCTCGAAGCATATGGATGATGACGAGGATGACGATTTTGATTTTGACAGTGTAATTCCGTTTTCGGTGTCGTATTATTAAGTCATAAATATCAATATGGCAACTCAGCAATTTTTCTATGACAGTACAATTCGCGCTTGGATGGAACAGATCATTCGACTGTTCAGTAATTTCACTGTGGAATATGGTTTGGATAGCAACGGCGCACAGATGTATTCCCGTATTCCTGTGATTTGGGGAGACAGTACATTTAATGTGGCCACCCTGACTCGTCTCAATTCAGAAAATATTATGCCTTCGGTTCCCTTAATGTCGGTATACATAACTGACTTGAAACCTGCACCTGAATGGAGATTGACTCCTACCTTTGTTAGTACAAAATCTGTGCGAACCAGAGAGTATGATGAAACAACAAAAACCTATCAGCCAAGTCAGAATAATGCGTATACCGTTCAGCGATTGATGCCTGTGCCGTACATGCTTCGATTCAAACTTGATATTGTTACCTCTAGTATAACTCAGAAGTTGCAGATATTTGAACAGATTCTTCCGTTGTTTAACCCAATGATTGAGTTGCAGAAAAATGACAACTATCTCGACTGGTCCAGTTTGTCCACGGTGGAATTGAAAGACCTGAATTATAGCAACAGAACAATTCCTTCTGGTGGCTCAGGGACAGATAGCACCTATGATATTGGAACTCTGGATTTTGAAACTCCGATCATGCTTGGTACTCCTGCAAAGGTTAGCAAGATGGGCGTGATTTTCAAGGTTATTACCTCATTGAATGAATTGAACAATCTGGATGATCTTGTGATGGGTACTCGACAAATTGTGACCTTCAACAACTACGGTTTGTATGTGAATTCGGATGGTATCAGAATCCTCAATCAGTATGAGCAAGCACCAAATAGTTCGCTGTCTGGTCAGCCCCTTGATTGGAATGGTGTGTTGTCTGCCTATGGAAACATTCGCACGGGAGTATCACAGATTGGTTTGTCCTATGATTCAAGTGACAATGAAATTCTTGGAACCATCGCAGTTTCGCCTACCGACTCGACAATGCTCTTGTTTAATGCAAATAGTGCTACCCTACCAGCCAACACCCTTCCCGCGATTCTAGGGGTCGTAAACCCCCAAGAAATGGCATTCTCTGCGCCTAACACTGGCGACAGTTATTTGCTTACCGCTGATATGGGAACAAGCTGGCCGTTTGAACCAACTTCGATTGCTGTAGAAGGCTCTCCAAAAACAAACGACATTGTTGTTTTTGATGGAACCAGTTGGAAAACTGATTTCGTCGCCAGCAACAATGTCGGAAATGTTAATTTTGTATGGGACAGTTCCAAGAATACTCAGTATCAATGGAATGGAAATAGTTGGGTCAGTGGGTGGTATGGACCATATTCAAACGATAAGTGGCGCATTATTATCTGAGTTTCTTTGCGCCACGTTTGAACTTGGTATCGTCTTTGCCGCGTATACTTAATATAAGTCGTCTTTCTATTTCGTGCGCCAATTCATCACCAAACTCGTTCTGAATTGTTTCGATGAGTGCAATTGCACTCGATATGATATTAGTACCCCTAGATTCTACAACCAGCGCAATGTCCCGCTCTGGTTGTAGCTCCATCAACGATTCCAGTAACGTTTTGGTTTTTTCCTTCATATAGGTATTTATTTCGGTCAAAGGATTTGATCATCGTCCAAACCCGCTCCCTTTAATCTAGATATATGTCCTAGCATGTAACTTTTCTGATCCAACCCTTTCATTACAGCCAAGTATAAATTTCTAACCAAAGCCACATCATTTATGGTAACGGAGAAGGCTACAATCTCGTCTTCTCCATTGATGTACTTTTCGGCTTCTTTAAGACTCAGTGCTTTATTGTATTGCTCTAGATATTTGTGATAATACTGCTTCTCTAATACTTTGAATTGGATGTTTAGATAATTTAATACTGCTTCAACCTCTTGTAGTTCCCGGAATACCTGTTCGGTGATTCCGGGCAATCTACTTTCTTCCCGTGTGATAGATTTTCCAATGATTACCTCGCGCTGGTAGGTTGGCAATACCTTCTCGTGATAAGCAATGAATTCCTCTATCGTAGCGGAGCCTTTAACGACTGATGTGTACCAACCCATAGTTAATCATCCTGATCATCATACGAATCTTCATCCTCGGAATATTCTTCCGATTCTTCTAGGTGGGCGTGATAAGCAGTGGACAAGTATTCATCACTGTCACTAAGTGCAGTAAGTTCATCCTTATCCAAAACTGTCACCAGATATGAAATCAAATGATCGGCGGCAGCTTTCTGCTCTCTTCGGGGAATGTATTCAACAAGTGTTTGCCAACATTCCGTCAAGATTTCTGCGTTATTCATATTCAACAACCTCCGGTTCGTCGCTTTCATCTGCGCTGCGATCAATGGTAGCTTTGAGTTTCTTTGGATCAAATTCCTTCATCATCTGATCAAGAATATTATCTACGTTAGTAAGATATTCCTTTCTCCAATGTGAGTGAACTTGACCTTGAGTGTCGGTGTACACATACTTGTTGCCATCCTTCACCAGAGTTCCATTCGCAAGGAAGAAATCAAACAATCCTGAATATGGGTCCATACCAGCGTCCCATGGAATATTGATTTCGGTTGATGTGAATGGTTGATTGTAACGGCTCTTGATGACGGTACACTTGGAACGAATTCCGCGCACATCCGTGACCTTGTTTCCCTCTGCATCGGTCTTCAGTTTTGCAGGTTTCATGCCGATGGCAATACTGGCTGCATACAGTGGACCGGAACCGCCAGAAACTTTATCGTCGGGATTGTACATATCCTGTGAAGCATAGGTGTGATTCGTACAGATCATGCCAACTTCATACTGGCCAAATTGATTGACGCAATTCTTTACAAGAGCCTTCAATTGCTTTGGCAGATGGCCCATATCACCCTTCAGATCACCCTTGGCGAATTGTTCTGCTGCGATAGGGGTGGTAAGCATAGACAGCGAATCAATCACAAATAACAGCTTTGGTCGATCAGCTTCAGGAGTTGCTTTATAACCATCCATAACGTGCTGGATGATTTCTGCAACTTCGTTTACCATCGAAGCACATACTCGGATCAATTTATCGGGACTGGTGTCTACTCCTAGAGCCTGTAGCCATGATTCATCCAAAGCATTTTCGGAATCAACCATGACAACAAGGATGCCCATTTCTTGTGCGTGTTTGACCACGTTACCGGATGCGATAAGACTCTTGCCGCCACCAGTTGCACCAGCCAACAGTGTGACCTTTCCAAGTGGAACCCCCCGAAAAAAATCTCCACTGATCAAAAAGTTGAGGCAATAATTTCCAGTGTGAATCCATGTCTTAGGATCATGAAATCCAATGGTTCCCCCGATTGCCTTGGTTAGACTCGTCCGTAATTTACTTAAATCAAATGGTTTTGCCATAAAAATCTCCAAAAATGGAGCAGGAGTTACCTCCTGCTCCATGGTCTAATATAATTTAACTATTACTTTGCGGCCTGTTGGCTGCGAAGACGGCTAAGAATATCCTTGGCCTTATCAGCGGCAGAAGGGGTGCTAGAAGCCGTTGATGGAGTCTCTACGGTAAAGGTAGGCTCAGGAGAGGTAACGGGAGCACTAGGGGTGCTTGTAGCCTCTTTAACGCTACCTGTAGAAACAGGAACAGTGGTGCTGGTCTTCTGCTGTTCCATGTTGTATGGACGGTAAGGACTTGATCCCCAACGAGCGGTATCGTAAGGTTCACCATTGATCGAAGCCTCATACATTTCGTGAATGATATTGATTTCCGCTTCGTTCGGCTTCTTACCAAGGTGCTCAGAAAGGTTGAACAGACCAAACTTCGAT